CGGATGCCACGCAACTACTATCTCCAATCTCTTGAGAGTTTCAGTGGGGGATTGAATCTTCGTTCTGACCAGTTCAATCTGGCGCAGAACGAGTCGCCTGATTTGTTGAACGTGGATGTTGATCCGCGTGGTGGGGTTCGTTTGCGTCGAGGAGTCGAAGTTATCGATGGTGATAACACGGCTTTGGGGTCAAATGTGGAAGGTATCGGCTCGTTCTTTACTGATGCTGGCCTCTCTGAACTCGTTGTCAACTACGGCACTGCGGTGGCGTACAGTACTGGGTCGTCAGCGTGGACAACTATCACTGGGCAGACTGCTCGCACTACCGGTACTCGGATGTACGGCGTAACTATGAACAACTTGTTCTACGCAGTCAGCGGTGATGTTGTCTCTTTCAAAGTGACTGCAGGTAACAGCGGCACAGACCTTGGCACCAACCTGAACGGGACCGCCGGCAACTTCCCTATTGCACAGTACGTGACTTTCTGGAATAACCACATGTGGACGGGGAAAACTTTGGAGGGTGGTACTGCCTACAACTCTCGGGTTCGATGGTCGAATCTGAACGATCCAGAAACGTGGGCGAACACCAGCTACGTTGACATCGATATCGGTGAACGAGGCGACCAGATTACAGGGTTCGCTCCGATGGCAGACCGCCTGCTGATCTTCAAAAGCAACTCTGTTTTCGCTATCTACGGCGATGACACAGATACTTTCCAAATGGTGCCGTTAACTCGCGATGTGGGATCGATTGCTTTGTCGACGCCTGTGTCCACACCCATAGGTGTGTTCTTCTGGCATGACCAGAACGGCGTCTACCTGTACGACGGCCAGCGATTCAATTACCTGTTCGACAAACTGAAGCCAGCTATCGATGATGGTCGCCTCCGCTTCACTGACGCACCACAACTCGCATGGTTCCGTAATCGCCTCTACGTGTCAGTTGACTGGACCGAGGAGGGTGTCACCAGTCGACGGGTACTGATTTTGGATCCGTCGCTTAGCGCAGATGGTGCCTGGACTGTCACCGACATTGACGCTATGGGTTTGCATTCCCATACTCCTCCTGGCGGTGAGCCATTCCTTGCGGGTGCATGCGCTGATACCACGGGTCGAGTTATCAGACTTGAACAAGACCGGTACACAGACCTGTACGTCTCAGGTGCTGCCGCAGCAATCCCATCGTATTTCACGACGCCTTGGGTTGCTGGGAAGAACCCTATTGTTCAGAAACGCTGGGGTAAACCGCGTTTCATCATGGACACTTCGGCGTCAGGGACGGTCAACCTCGAGGTGTACAAGGATTACGATAAAGCCACATCCGTTAGCAATTCGTTTAACGTGACAGGTCGCGGTTCCACCTCAGTGTGGGATACGGCTACGTGGTGTACAGATTCTACTGGTGCCGGTGGGAATGCTGTGTGGGCTGCTTCGGCTGACACCAGCATCACCGACATCATCAAACTCACAACGATGGGATCGGCGAAAGCCATTGCAATGAAAGTTAACGGTCCCGACCATACGTCGGCCTGGGAGGTCAACTCAATGATGTTCACGTACCGCCCTAGGAGATTACGATGACGCTTGCTGTGACGAATTCATTTTCTGCTGGGGCGTCCATTGTCGCCAGTGAAATGAATGCGAACTTCAACGATGTGGAGGCGTACATAAATACGTCCCCTGGAGTGCTGGTAAAGACTGGGGGGACTGTCACTGGGGCAGTGATCTTTAGTAACGATTTCACTGTTTCGGGCACCTCGAGTTTGGGTACAAACAATCAGGTCTATATTGATGCCACTGAAACGGTGACGGGTTTTGCCACAGGGACCGACATCACGAACAACAACGTGGGGTCGTTCTTGTTTGACGCAGGCGTTCCTGTGGGCACAAACACCAATGCGCCTTACAACGGGAACCACTACCAGTACTCCAAATACGACACCCAATCGGGTGGCGGTGGAGCAGGAGCCGACCGACCTAAGTCTAAATATCGGTTGGTGATCAACGGTTCCATTCTCGTTAACGGTGACATCATCGGGTACACCGACGAGTGGACTGGGAACAGTGCGACGTATACGGCTGGGGATGGCTCTCGGATAGAGTGCCAGTGGTTGAATGTTAGAGAGAACGTGGACATCAACGGCTACTGTCGAATCCAAACAGACTATGACTACGCACGCCTGTATATGGGGAACGATTACAGTTCTGCTGAAGATTACATCGAGTGGAATGACACTTTACCTAACACGAGTCTCCCAGGATTCCAGTTTGTCCATAACGGTAACCCGCATCTAGTTATTTCCGAATCGTCTTACAGTGGGAGTATTGCTCTCGACTTGCGTGCGGCGTCAGGTTCTCAGTGGCCTGTCCTCTCTGGCACTGCTGCTGTGATCACAACGACTGGGAGTTCACAACTCGGGTTGTCGTCTTCTTCTATCCGTTTCAAAGAAGATGTAGAGGATCTCCCCACTGAAGATACTTGGGCAAAGTTGAGGGCTCTGAAGCCTCGCACGTTCCGTTGGAACGAGGAGATAGCAACAAGTTCAGGGTTGGATTACGAAACGCAGACGCCAGAACCAGGGTTCATAGCTGAGGAAGTCCATGAGGCAGCGCCAGACGCAACCTTGTACGACGAGAACGGCGACCCAATCGTGTACCGAGATAAGTCGATGCTTGCGTTGCTCGTGAAAGCGGTGCAGGACATTGACCAGCGGTTGGAGGCTCTCGAATAGTGCCTCTGACGACGCAGTACACGCAGGAGTTAACTCCCCAGGTAGCGATAACGCTCACTGATGGCCCCACCTATGAGGGGGCATGGTCGAGCGGTACTGCGTATCAGGCTGGGGATGTTGTGACGTATAACGACACTGCGTACATAGCGCGTCAAGGCAGCACAGGTCAGACACCTGGGAATACAGCTTACTGGCAGCAGATGGCTCCAACTCCGTCGGCTGGTGGTGCCGGCGCTACTGGGCCTGCAGGGCCGACGGGTTCGACAGGGTCGACTGGGCCTACAGGTCCCGATGGCATATCTTTGCTGAACGGTGGCAGCGACCCTCTCGTCGGTACTGGCGACATAGGCGACTTCTTTATCAATACTGCAAGCAGCCAGATCTTCGGTCCTAAAGTTGGTTCTCCCAGTCCTTCGTGGGGTACGGGAACGAATCTCATAGGGCCAGGGGGGAGCACTGGGCCGACAGGACCGCTCGGTCCGACAGGTTCGACGGGGCCTACAGGGAACACAGGAAATACTGGTGGCATTGGTCCGACTGGTCCGACTGGTCCGACAGGTGATCCAGGTGGACCGCCTGGACCTGACGGTCCGACAGGTCCGACAGGTGGCACGGGACCTGACGGTCCGATTGGGCCTGCTGGCACAGGGAATGGTTTGCTGGACGGCGGTTTGCCAACCAGCACGTATGGGGGAGTTTCCCCTGTTGATGCAGGAGGGCCGTAAATGCCGTTGCAGATTCAGTTCAGACGAGGCACAGCTTCAGCGTGGGCTGCCGCAGATCCGACGTTGGCTCAGGGCGAGTTCGCTTTGGAGCTTGACACGGACAAGTTCAAAATAGGTGACGGTACGACAGCGTACGTCAGTTTGCCGTATGGGGGCATAGTTGGGCCTGTAGGGCCTTCTCTTGCCAACATTGATGGCGGTTTAAGTAACTCGGTATACACCATCGCTGGGCCAGTCGATGGCGGGAACTCAGGAGCACAGTAATGGCAATAATTATTCAATTGCGGAGGGATACCGCTGCGAACTGGACATCGAACAATCCGACTCCCGCTTCGGGAGAGTTTTGTATCGAAACCGACACCGATTTTTATAAGATTGGTGACGGGGCTACGGCGTGGACCTCTTTGGGGTATTCGTCGCTGCCAGTTGGGAGTGCGCCGTTGGCGTCACCGACGTTTACGGGGGTTCCTGTTGCGCCTACAGCGGCAGCGGATACGAATACTACGCAGTTGGCGACGACTGCGTTTGTGATGACCGAACTCGGTGATTACGCTCCTTTGGCTTCTCCGACTCTCACGGGTACGCCCGCTGGACCTACTGCGGCTCCCGCTACAAATACTACACAACTCAGCACTACTGCTTTCGTTACGGCTGCGGTGGCTGCTGCTCCATCAACATCAATCCTTCAAGTCCAAGTATTTAGTTAAGGAATCATTATGGC